AATTTAAATGCACTACTTCAAAAAGATAGTTTTGTTATTGATGACAATTCTTTTCAGCTTCAAAAGTAGGTTTTAAAAAATGGCATATGTCTGTGAAGTTTTAGACGCTGCACAAGCCTGTGTCCAATGGGTTGAACAGGTAACTCTACTTGAGCAACTCGCAATAACTAAAACGCAGATGGCACAACTGGGGGCACCAATTATTGGTATTTACGGCTTAATCATCGCGTTTGCAATGTTCAATAACTTTTCTAAGAGGGCATGAAAATGTCAAATCAACTAGCTGTACAAGAAAAACGTGGTGTTTTAACTCTGCGTAATGTTTCAACTTATGGTCTTGGTGCAACAATCGGCGGTGCTATGGCCCTTGCACCTGCTGCTAATGCTGAATCTGTTCTCGATTTCGCCGGTGCATCAGGTGAATTAGACGGTGTTAAAACTGCTGTTGTCGGAATTATCGGCACGTTAGTTGTTCTTATCGGCATAGGTATTGCCTGGTCTTACTTTAAACGTACTGCCAAGTAATGCAGATAAATGCCTCCGCTTGGGGGCATTTTTATTGGGGTGAAATATGGAAGAAGCATCAATCTTATACTGGATTCCGTTGGTGGTTACATGGGTCGCATTACATCTTTTAGCAAGCAAGTTGTAAAAGTTCTAATCTGCTTTTGTCTTGTTTACATACCTTTTTTTGCGAATGCTGCAAGTCTTGGCGGTTGGTCTCTTGGTTCTCCAGTAGCTTCCGGCGCTTCCGCAATCGTCAATGGAACAAAAGAAATCATTTTGAATGGTGCATCTAAAATTGCAAAAGGCACTGCAAAAATAACACCGAATGCTTCACAAGTTGCAAATGTACTTAAACGTGGTGCAGCCGGTTATGCGCTTTCTGTCGCTGTAGAACAGCTTTTGGGTGCAGTCGATTGGGTTTTAGATCCGGCGAATAATCAGATTGTTTATACAAAGCCTTCTGATTTACCAGCGCCTAATGGCGCTTTCGTCTGGATTTGGGCGGGCTGCTCAAGTTATCAAGCATGTACGGTCGAGGGTATTATAGGTTCTACACCACAGGCTGCTTGTCAAAAATGGGCTGATGCACGTCAACCCCTCACTGTATCTAGAACTATTTCAATGTCAGAAATTCGAGCTAGATGTATCTTTAGTGATAATACACAGCAAGATGTACAACGTGTTGCAAACCCTGCTTATGATCCGGACGCAGAAGATCAGAAGAAAACATTACCGCTTGAAACTGTAGCTCAAAAAGTAATTTCGAATGCTGCCGGCGGTGATGTATCAGCACAACAAGCAATTACTGCTGCTGCACAAGATGTAATTAATGAAGCAGAAAATGACAGTGTTAAAGCTGCTCCAATTGTTCAGCAGCTAGAAGCATCAAAAGCAATTGAAGCTGAAAATACGGCAACTGGTGAACAGACACAAAACCCTGATAAACCCAATGTCACAAACATAAAGTTAGAATTTCCAGCTTTCTGCGGCTGGGCACCGCTTGTCTGCGAAGCTGCACAAACTGTAATTTCATTTCCGATTACTCTGACGAGTTGGTGGAATACAGTAAATCAATGGTGGCTTACACTTAATGAAAAAGCTGATCGATGGGCACGATCTATTAGTGAAGCTTGGTCTGAATTTAATGACACACCACCAAAAAATGAAGATACAGAACTCGAAATCGAACAGCCTGAAATTGAAGTAGATACAGACATAAATTTCGGCGGTGCTTGTCCATCTCCTCTTTCAACATCGTTCTCCATGTTTGGAAGCACACATACTATGGAATTTTCATTCGATCCAGTTTGTGAAATTGCTTCTTTTATAAAACCCGTTGTTGTTTCTATTTCTGCATTTAGTGCTGCACTCATTATTGGTGGCATCAGAACGGAGGATGACTAATGTGGTCAAAACTTGCTGATCTTTTTACGTCACTTCAAAAGGGTACTTTAAAAAATGTTCTTACTGGTGCCGGCTTAATGCTAGGTACTAACGCTATATTTTTAACGACGTTTTCTGCTGCTGTGAATGCATTAAAAAACTCTGTTAATTCAGTTTCAGTCGATGTTCTATCGCTTGCTCATATAGCAGGTTTCGACATAGCTATGTCACTCATCTTGGGTGCAATTGTCACCCGACTAACCATGAATTCTTCAAAATTGGTATTAAGAAAACAGTAGCGACCAAAAGACATCCGCGTCCGCTATCCCGTCGGCTCGCGCGGGTGCGGAGCGGTGTCTAGGGTCGCGATAGGGTAAAAAATTATGTTGCATTTTATTACTGGTACACCTGGTGCGGGTAAAACTCTTTACGCTGTATCTTTAATTGTTAAATATGAAAATGAAAATGATAGGGCATTAATATATAACGCTGCTGCTATTAAACATAATCAAGAAATTATTGAGAAAAATAAACTACAGTCTTATTTTCTTTTATATACATATTTCAGTAAAAAGACTAAAAAACAAGAAACTGTTTTATTCGAACCTGATCATTTTAATTATTTAACTGAGCAGAAAAGAACAGATAATATTTTTCTTGATATTCAGTTTTATAATGGTATCTGTAAATCTATTAAAAATGATTTAGATATTGATTTAAAACATTTAAAAGATGTACGTCATATATATGCCAATATTGATGGTTTAAAAGTACCTAATGTTAAACCTGCTGAAATTGATTGGCGTAAATGTCCTGATGGTTCTATTATTTTCTATGATGAGATTCAGTTAATTCCTGAATATTCTACTGATAATAAGCAGGACAGAGAAAATATAATAAAAGAATTAACTATTCATCGTCATCGAGCTTTTGATATATATGGAATCACTCAGTTTCCTTCCTTGGTTAATACAAATTATCGTGCTGTTGTCGGTTTACATTATCACTTGCATCGTGGCTGGGGTGCGCCTTCCGCAACAGTTTACGTTTGGGCAAATTGTCGAGATAAGCCTAATAGTCTGGGTAATAAGCTTACTGCTGAACGTGATTTTCGATTTAATTATCCTAAAAAGTTGTATCAATACTACGAATCAGCTACTGCAAATACCGTTAAGTTGCGCGTACCTCTTAAATTATTCGCAATCCTTCTTATTCCAGTGGTCGGACTTGTTATGGTTGGTAATATGCTTTTTGGTGGCGGTAATAACTTTTTCGGTACAATTTTTGGAACAAAAGAAAAAACAGCGGAAGTAAAAAAAGAAACTTCCAATGTACCTACGGAAGTGAAAAAAGAAACTTCCAATCCTGATCTACTTGCTAACTCTCTCTCAGATCTATCACAAGAATGTCGAAAGGCTATCAATTTAGAAAAGCCTGAGTGTGTTAAATGGTTTAATGATTTAACTGCTACTAATGCATCAGTTTCAAAAAATGGTGTTGTAACAGTTTCATATAACCCTGATCGTCCTTATGACTTTCATCCAGAGCCACAAGTACAAGTTCGTGACTATCCACGTTTAACCGGATGCGCACAATTTAATGGTACTTATCGTGCTTATGATCAGCAGGGAAATGTTATGCCTAACATCTCACAAAGTGATTGTAAGCGCTGGATGAACGGTGAAAGAACGTTTGATTATACTAGAGCGCCTATTCAAGTTAGTGCACAACCTCAACAGCCTAAGCAAGAACAACAGACTACTAAATATGATGCTGAGTTCTTAGCTAAATATCAGCAAGCTAAAGCAGAGGGCTTGATATGAATTACAGAATTTCTTTTCCTTGATTACTTACCTTAATTTACTTCTAATATTAATTTACAAAATTTTCGTTCAGGGGAATTCGAGACGGGTGAGTGCGCGAACCTGCGAGAAGGCGTAGTCTACGAAAAATTTTCCGTGGTTTTTGCTTCTAGAATCCTTTTCTTGATAATTAAGGGATAATTCCACGTTATTAAAATATGTTGTATTATATGTGTGGCAAGGGTTTCGGGCTTGTTTGCAAGATCAAAAAAAATCCCGTATTATTCAAAGTGCTTACTCAATGAATATATCCGGGATTTGTATGTCAAATATAACAGATTTGACTGCACTGCCCAAGTTTTTTCTTGTTGACTACTCCAAAGATGACAATATCTGGGATAAACAACGGGCGACAGCTCAGGCCGTGCAGGAGATTTATCATAAGACTAGCTTCGATGCTTATCAATTTGGTTATCTTACTTTCTTTAAATATGCTCAGCGTATAGAAAAATGTTCTAATATTCTCAAATTCGGTTTTACTGATGATGAGAAATTGAAGCTTAAGCAGACTTTTTTTTGCCGTGTTCGCTATTGTCCTGTCTGCCAATGGCGCAGATCTATGATGTGGCGTGCTCGCTTTTTTCAGATGATGCCTGAGTTACAACAGAACTATCCTACTCATCGTTGGGTATTTTTAACATTAACAGTTAAGAACTGTGATATTTCCGAACTTAGGCTAAATTTATCTAGAATGTCTAAAGCCTGGAACAAGTTTATTAAATATAAAAAACTTTCTGCTATAGATGGTTGGGTTCGTACCACTGAAGTTACTCGTTCTAAGGATGGTTCTGCTCATCCACATTTTCATTGCTTACTTATGGTAAAACCCAGTTTTTTTTCTGGTAAAAGCTATGTTAAGAACTCTGAATTTCGCGAATTATGGGCTAAAGCTTTAGAAGTTGATTATTTACCTATTACTCATGTTAAAGCTGTTAAGGGTGATTCTCCAGATAAGGCTGTTCTTGAAACTTTGAAATATAGTACTAAGCCTGATGATTTTTTTGACGATCATGATTGGTTTCGTCAGCTCACTCAGCAAACTCATAAGCTTCGTTTTGTTGCTACTGGTGGAATTCTTAAAGGTTGTCTTAAGAATGAAGATGATATAACTAATGAGGATATGATTAATACTGAAGGTGAAACTGAGGATGATACAGATAAAAGACGCCTTGCATTTTTTTATAATGATGATTTAAGACGTTATCATCGTGCTCCAAATTATGATGAAAATATAGATGATGATTAAAGGGGCTTTAGCCCCTTTTTAATTTTCAAATAAACTTTGTTGTTTTTCTCTTTTTAACTGCTCTGATAAAAATAATCTAAACATTTTATTTAATTCTCTATTACTACGTAATTGTAGTAATTGTTCTGCTTCTTTTGGATATGATTTGGGATCGATTTTAATATTTGCTTGAATATATCTCATTACTTTGCCCTCATATAATAGCTTTCTATTCTATTATATTAACAACCTCTTTTAAACAAAAATAAATTAAATAGAATAGAAAATATAACAAAGCAGTAATATTAAATGAGGAATCTGCATGTCTATTCACGAAATTCGAGTACCATTAAATAATGTAGTTATTAAGACTAAAAATAATAAATCGGGTAATCCTTTTTATTATTTTGAAGTGTTAGAACCGCAATGGAAATTTTTACAAGTTAATAATAATCCTCGTGTTGAATCTCTCCTAGCTGAGTTTGCTAAAACTCAGCAGCCAATTAATTTAAATGCACTACTTCAAAAAGATAGTTTTGTTATTGATGACAATTCTTTTCAGCTTCAAAAGTAGGTTTTAAAAAATGGCATATGTCTGTGAAGTTTTAGACGCTGCACAAGCCTGTGT